CTTATTACTGTTCCATTATTCGATAACCAAGGCAATCTTTCTGGTATCGAGGACATGATGGTTGCAGTCTTTAACAAGCTAGCAGCATCAACCCTTAGTTTTAATGTGGGCTCGGTTACAGGTGTTGGCTCTCTTGAGACAGCAGCAGGTGACTTTTTAACCGCCACCTTAAATATCTCAATACTCACAGAATGGAGCTAGACATGACCGATTCATCAAACGCGGCTTGGCTTGAACGTATTGGTCAAGTTAAGCCAGAAGTGACAAAGCCAGCAACACCGACAAAGAAGGAAGAAGAATAAAATGGCACAATTCATCAACAACAAGGTCGGCGTTAAGCTCGGCTCATCAGATCCAGCGAACATCGACCTATCTGCATACTGCACATCTTTTACGCTCAATCGTTCATTTAACGAAATTGACGTGACTGCGATGGGCGATACTGGAGTGCGTCAAATCGCTGGATTAGAGACCAGCTCATTGACAATCGACTTTATCAACGATAACGCTTCAACAGCAGTCCTTCAGACACTCAACACACTTGTAGGCACAAACGCTTACTTCAAGGTTGCTAATGATAAGTCAGCAGTAGGATCAGCAGCAAACCCATTTTTCACAGGTCTCGTTCTTGTGAACAACATTACTCCAATTAACGGAGCTGTAGGCGATCTCAGCACACAGTCTGTTACATTTAACGTATCAGGTGCAATCACAAAGACTGAAACTGGTACTTTCTAACATCTAACAAAGGGGCTACAAATGGCAAAGTTAAAAGTTACAAGGGCAGATGACAGAGTGCAGGAGTTTGAAATAACTCCCGTTTTGGAATATAGCTTTGAAAAATACGCCAGCAAAGGTTTCCACAAAGCTCTGATTGAAGATCAGAAAAATACCGATGTGTATTGGCTTTGTTGGGAAGCGATTAGACGTTCGGGTGAGACAGTCACTCCTTTCGGAGAGCAGTTTCTTGAGAGCCTTAAGTCTGTTGAGGTCTTAGAATCTGACCCTTTGGAAGGATAGATCGGAACTCCGTCACCTATCTTGCAACTCGCTTGAGTTACGAGTATGGAGTTCCCTTCAACACTATCGTCGAATTACCGCCGATGGCTTTCAAGGCACATATAGAAGTTCTTAAAGATATAGCAAAGGAGCGAAGCGATGGCGGTAAAAATCGAAATACGCGGAAACGCTGACCTTCGTAAAGCCATGACTCGTTTCACTCCAGACCTTGAAAAAGCATTGAAAAAAGAATTGAAAGATGCTCTATCTCCAGTAGTTCGTCAGGCTAGAGGATTCGTTACAAGCGAGTCCCCTATGTCTGGCTGGGCAGGTGGAACAGCCAAGGGAATTACGGCAAAGAGTTCTATGTTTAGAATGGGTCAATTTCCTCTTTACAATTCAACTATTATTAAATCTGGCATTGTTTATAGAACTACACCAAGCGCAATAAATGAAAATGGATTTAGCTCGATGGCTAGTATCCAAAATAACAGTCGCGCAGGTGCTATTTATGAAAGCGCTGGTCGCGCCAATCCTCAAGGTCAGCCTTGGGTGGGATCAAAGACTGGCAGTAAGAGCAACAAAGTCAGCAAATCTACTAATCCTCGCGCTGGCGCACAATTTATTCAAAATCTTCCACCTTTAGTTTCCAGCCTTAAAGGTCGTGGTCGTCTTATCTACCGTGCTTGGGCATCAAACCAAGGTAGAGCAGAAGGCGCAGCGATGAAAGCAATCGACACAGCCGTTACTCAATTTAGACATAACGCAGCCCAAGGCAAATTAGGAAAGGCAGCGTAATGGCAGTCAGAGAAGAAATTGTAATTGGCTCAAAAGCCGATACCCGTGGATTCAAAAAGGCTGAAACAGCAGCTACTAAACTTACCAATGTAGTCAAAACTTTAGGCGTTGCTGTCTCTGCTTATGCTGCTGTTGATTTTGCAAAGTCTTCAGTCAGAGCTTTCCTTGCAGATGAACAGTCAGCCAATAAATTATCTTTAGCAGTAAAGAATCTTGGATTAGAGTTTGCCAATCCTTATATTTCAGACTACATATCCAAGTTAGAACAAACTAGCAAAATTGCCGACGACGATTTGAGACCAGCGTTTCAGGCACTTTTGACCACGACTGGCTCATTGGCTAAGTCTCAGTCAATTCTTAATACAGCCATTGAAGCAAGCAGGGGTTCTGGTTACGATTTAGCAACCGTTTCTAATGATTTAGCACAAGCCTATGTGGGTAACACTAAAGGACTCAAAAAGTATTATCTAGGTCTTGATGCAGCAGCTCTTAAAGCAGCTTCATTTACTGATATTCAGAAGATAATGAATAACCAATTTACAGGTTCAAACGTGAATTATCTTAATACATATTCTGGTCAGGTTGGCGTTCTAAGCCTTGCTTGGGGTAACTTTCAAGAAAAGGTAGGCGGTACACTTCTTACTCTTGCCTCTTTTGGTGATGGTTCTAATGGCACAAAGTTAAATCTTTTGGCATTAACCCTTGAAAAGATTGGCTCAGCCATTGAGTTAATTGGCAAGGGTAAAGAAACTATCGCTGGACTTTTTGACATTACTGGTAAGGGAGGATTGCTTAGTAAGTTTAATCCTTATGCTTTCCCTGCTCCAGAAGCTCCTAAAGTTGAGACTTCTTTAGATAAATACAAGAAGTTAATGAAGCAGATTGAAGCGGATCGCAAGAAGCAAAATGATGCTCTTATAGCAAGCAATAAAAAACTTACAGCAGAGCAGAAGAAGCAAGCCGCACTCAAGAAGGCTGGCACGGTCTTTGATCTTGAGCAGATTAACCTTATTGCTGCACTCAAAGGCAAGTTGTCTAATGATGATAAGTTACGCGCTGAGGCTCAACTGGCTCTTCTCAATGATAACGATGTGATGGCTACTCAGCTTACAAAGCAGATTCTTATGGCTCAGGACTCTACAGGCAAACTTTACCAATACTTCTTAAGCATCGGCGATACAAAAATTAAGAATCCTTTTGAATTCCTAGACCAATGGATTGTTGAGTTCCAGAAGAAAATGAACTCATTAACGCTTCCAGACCTTTCCAAAGCAAGCACATATTCAGGTGGTATGGATCCAGCTTTGGCAGCGATTGGTGTTATTGCTGGTTACGGCGCAAATATTCCACAGACAGGAAGCCCATCAACAGTAGCTTCCAACGAAGTATTAAATGGTCTATACGGTATGCAATCTACTGCTGGCTTTGTATCAACCGCTTCTGCTACTGGCATGGACGTTAAGGTCTATGTATCTGGCTCGGTGGTTACAGAACAAGAATTAGTTGATGCAATCCAGAGTGGTCTAAGATCTAATAGCCTTTCAGGTTCTCCATCTCAGATTGGTCGCATCGCTGGAATGTTCAGCTAATGGCACTTCCAGCACAGATAGCAGTCAGCTTTGACTTTTCCAACGGCGCAACCTTTGGCTATAACGGCTTTGTTATTGGCGATGCTAAGTATGGAATTCTGGGAACTAACACTTTAGGAGACTCTACTTCTCCAGAACCTACTGTTGATTTAACTCCAAATGTCTATCAGATAAACATCATGCGTGGACGCAGTATCCAGCGCGACCAATATGAGGCAGGTACTTGTACGGTACGCGTTCTTGATCCTTTATCTTACTTTTCGCCTCAGAACACAGCCTCACCGTATTATGGAAAACTTGTACCGCTTCGTAAGTTGCGTGTCTCTGCAACCACTAGCACCACACAGAAGTACCTCTTTAGCGGTTATGTAACTGACTACAAGTATTCGTACCCTACAGGGCAGGAAACAGCCTATGTCGATATCGTTTGCTCCGATGCCTTTAGACTTTTTAACTTAGCCAATATCACTACTGTTGGAGATTCAGGTGCAGGGCAGACAACGGGTACTCGTATTGGCAAGATATTAGATCAAGTCTCATTTCCTTCCTCGATGCGTACCATTGCGGCAGGGGCAAACACTTGCATTGCTGATCCTGCAACTTCTCGGACAAGCCTTGCAGCTATTAAGAATGCAGAGTTCTCAGAGACGGGCGCGTTCTACATGGACGGCTCAGGCACAGCCGTATTTAAGTCCAGAGCACAGGTTATGGCTTCACTTGCTGCTACACCTACAGCCTTTAATCAAACTGGCGGCATACCGTACAAGAATCTAAAATTCAGTTTTGACGATAAACTCATTATTAACCAAGCCAATCTCACCCGTGTTGGTGGCACTACTCAGGTGGCTACCAACCAAACCTCGATTGACAAATACTTTCCTCATTCAGTCACACAGGCAGACCTTGTAGCTGAGACAGATACCATCGTCTCAAACATAGCCAAGGAATATGTCGCCACAAGGCAAGAGACCACAATCAGAATCGACGAGCTCCAATGCGACTTGCTAGATCCAAACGTACCAACCGACACAATGATTGGGCTGGATTATTTTAGCAATCTACTCATAACTAACATTCAGCCCGATGGCTCAACCATCGTAAAGAATCTGCAATACCAAGGCATTAACTGGTCAATCACGCCTAACAAGATGACCTGCACAATTACCACCCTTGAAAGTATCGCCGATTCTTTCATCGTTGGAAGCTCGTATTACGGTATAATCGGCACTAACACATTAGGTTACTAGGAGATATAAATGACATCAGGCATACCTGCAAGTACTGGAGACGTCCTTACCGCCGCCACGGTCAATTCTTTGGTTCAGTTCACATTGAATGCACAGTCAGGTTCTACCTATACCGTAGCCAACTCAGACATTTATCAAGTCATCGTTCAGGCAACTAATGCCTCAACAAAGACAATTACCATTGCGCCAGACTCAACGCTTACGGCAGCAGGAGTGGGAACAGCAATTACATTTTTGAACTCAGGTGCAGGACTTCTTACCTTTGCAGCAGGATCAGGTGTCACTATCGTTTCAGCAGGTGCAGTATCAGCAGCACCCACATTGGCTCAATACAAAACTTGTGTTGCTATTCGTCTTGCCGCTAATAGCTGGACTATTGCAGGAGCTATTGCATAATGATTGGCGCAATCACAGCAGGATTATTTGGTACACCTCCGCCGCCTCTAGTAGTAACAGGCGGAACTCTTTATACTTCTGGTGGTTTTAACTATCGCGTCTTTACTGGTAATGGCACTTTAGGTGTTTCTGGTGGAACTTTAACAGCAGATTTATTAGTAATCGCAGGCGGAGGATCCTCTGGTATTGACTGGGTTCCAGCAGGCGGTGGAGCTGGTGGCTTGAGAGGATTAAGTTCTCAAACACTTGATGCAAAAAATTACACTATAACAATTGGTGCAGGTGGAAGTTCTGTATCTCCCACTAATGGAGGCAACTCAACTATCACAGCAACATCATTTTCAACCGTTTCTGCATCAGGCGGAGGCTCTGGAGCTGTTGCAGCAGGAAACAAGAACGGCGTAGCTGGTGGCTCTGGTGGTGGTGGTTACGGCGAATCAGGAAATGCTGGAACAGGTGGAGCAGGAAACACAGGTTCTTATTCTCCAGTAGAAGGTTACGCAGGTGCGCCAGGAACTACAAGCGGTTCTTATCAGTCTGGTGGTGGTGGTGGAGCTGGTGGTACTCCAACCTCACCAATAGCAAACGTTGGAGGCGCAGGAGGAATTGGCTCGGGAAGTTACTCAACATGGGCTTCCGCTACAAGCACAGGAGTTTCTGGTTACTATGCAGCAGGTGGCGGAGGCTCTGGAGAAACTTCTGGAGGAACTGGAGGTCTTGGCGGCGGAGGAAATGGTCGAGGTCGCAGTATTGGAACATCTACAGCAGGAGCAACCAATACTGGTTCAGGCGGCGGCGGTGGATTTGTCGGCGCGCAATCTGGCTCTGGCGGCGGTTCAGGAATTGTAATTGTGAGGTATGCAGCATGAGTCATTGGGCAGAACTAGACGACAATAATAAAGTTCTTCGCGTACTTGTAGGAGATAACAACGACCCAGCAGGAGATGAAGGCTATTCATGGCTCATCGAAAATCTTGGTGGTACTTGGGTTAAAACTTCATACAATGGGACTATTCGTTACAACTTTGCAGGAATTGGATTTACATACGACCCAATTGACGATGCCTTTATCGCTCCAGCAACATGCGAGCATAAAGAATTAACGCTTAACTCACAGAAGCGATGGGAATGTTCTAATGAAGCCCATACTCTGTAAAGCAGGACAACAACTAAGGCTTCAGGTCGATGATAGTTACTCAGATAGAGATCGCACCTCAGACGGCTGGATTGGCGACACTCGTCATCAAGCACGTCCTTCTGACCACAATCCTGATGCAGAAGGTATCGTCCGAGCCATTGACATTGACAGGGATTTATCTGGCAAAGCAAAGCCAGACCTCATGCCTGACCTTGCGGATCAACTACGACTCTGTGCAAAACGTGGCGATAAGAGAATTAGTTACATTATCTTCGATGGCAGAATCGCATCGTCTAAGAAGGCTTGGGCTTGGCGTCCTTACACTGGGTCTAATAAGCACAATCATCATTGCCATATTAGCTTTACCAAGGAGGGCGATGCAGATGGCTCGTTCTTTAATGTACCCATGATAGGTGGAACAGCATGAACATGAAGCACCCAGCAATTATCTCATTAGGAGCGTTCTTAGCAGTATGGGGTACAACGTCTAACTTTGCTCTGGACTATCGAGCAATCCTTGGCTCAATCGTTGCAGGTGTATTCGGATACGCCACTCCTAAAAAATGAGCGCGGTAGATTATGCTGCTTGGGCTGTGGGTGTTATCACTGTTCTTGGTGGTGTGGCTTCATATACCCAGTTTATGATTAAGCATTATCTGACAGAGCTAAAGCCTAACGGCGGCTCAAGCATTAAGGATCAGGTCAATCGCCTCGAAGTGCGTGTCGATACAATAATCGAGATGTTAGGTAAGTAACACTTATCTCATGGCAAGAACTAAGAAGGTCATTGACCTAGATGCGTACTCAGCTCTAGACCAATACTGCATTGCTTTGCACGTTTATTACACCAGTCTTCGGAAGGCTGGCTTCTCTACAGACATGGCGTTCTGGCTATTGCTAGATCGTGATTCTTATCCTGACTGGATTCTGCCAGTCAAACCCATTGAGAAGATATCGGGTAATCCCTATGAGGACGATGACGAGGACTGATGAAGAAAATCGTAATCCTGAGCGACTTGCAAGTTCCCTTCGAGGACGTACATGTAACTCAGAACATTGCACGATTCCTCAAGACCTTTAAGCCAGACCAGACAGTTACCATAGGTGACGAGATTGACTTCCAGACTATAAGCAAGTGGTCTGAAGGTACGCCTCAAGCCTACGAGCAGACCCTTGGCGATGACCGAGACCAGTGTGTGCAGCTTCTCTGGGAGTTAGGCGTTACAGACTGCATACGATCTAACCACACAGACCGTCTCTACAACATAATCATGAAGAAGATTCCTAGCTTCTTGTCCTTGCCAGAGCTGCGCTTTGAGAAGTTCATGAAGTTTGACGAGTTAGGCATAACCTTCCACAAGACTCCCATGGCTATCGCTCCTAACTGGATTGCAGTTCATGGCGACCACACGCCTATCAAGCAATTAGGTGGTCTGTCAGCCCTTGAAGCAGCCCGTAGGCATGGCAAGAACGTGATATCAGGACATACTCACAGGGCAGGGCGTAGCGCCTTCACAGAAGCCTCTGGCGGGCGTTTAGGACGTGTTCTACACGGTGTCGAGGTAGGAAACCTTATGGATTTTAAACAAGCCTCATACACCAAGGGAACCGCTAATTGGCAGCAAGCCTTTGCCATCATGTATGTGCATGGATCAACGGTGCAGGTGGACATTATCAACATTGAGAAGAACGGCACGTTCATAGTCCAAGGCAAGGTACATGGAAGGGTTCGCTAGACCTGATTTTGGCGATGAGACTGTGGACGAAATCGTTATC